AAAACAAATAATAGAATCAGTATTGATTGAGATGTGTTTTAACTTAGGCAAGCCAAGAGTTTTAAAATTTAAAAACTTTCTACAAGCTCTTAGAGATAAAGATGTAAAAAAAGCTAAAGCAGAGATGTTGGATAGTAGGTGGGCGGTTCAAGTAAAATCGAGAGCTTTGATACTTTCAGATATGATAGGTAAATTATGATATTAGATATAGTTAAATTAGCAGTTGGAGCCGGGACTCATATAATGAGTAATAGACAAAAAAGAAAAATGCTTGAGTCCGATGCCGCAATGCTACACGCACAAAAGATGGCTAGTGGTGAAATAGAATATCAAGCACAAGTAAGACAGTCTAACGATAAGGGCTGGAAAGACGAATTTGTTTTGCTTTTGGTGTCAGCTCCTGTGATCTTATTGATATGGAGTGTTTTTAGTGATGATCCACTAATACAACAAAAGTTAGATGTTTTCTTCGATAAGTTTTCAAATTTGCCTTTTTGGTATCAGAGTTTGTTTATCGGAGTCGTAGCTAGTATATACGGACTTAAAGGAGCAGACATATTTAAGAAAAAATGACAGATGTAAAAATTGTCTTACACAAAGACATTAACATTTTTACATTTGTTAAAGTTCTTTACACAGTCAAAACTCTTGATCTGGCTTTAGGTTGTTTTGAGTTGATTGATATAGCTCCCCACTTACCTCACACAAAAGAGTTTGAAAAAACTCTCAAAGGAACAGTACATAATATTTATTCTGGTTTGGATATTGAGGGAGAGATAATGATGACTGAATTAGAAGATGACGAACTCTTGGACGGATCAATCCGCCCAAGAGATTTCGCTATAACAATTAACTAGCTATCTTCGGAAGGTTGGTAGTGTTCTGACCACCATTCATCTTTGTAGCTCATAGGCATTACTGAAAATTCTGGTTTATCTAAACCAACAGCTTTGGATAAATTTTTTATTAGATCATTTATTTCTTCTACCCCAATCTGTTCGTGATATACCCAGTCTTGAGAATGATCCCCAACACTACAAAGTTCAAGAAGTAATCTATATAATTTTTTTGTATGTCTGATAGTACCTCCTTCAATTCCTCTATATGCGTAAAAGAACTTATCAAGGGTTTTTCTCTCGTGATATGAATGATATTTAGTTTCGTGATCATTTTCATTGCTATGAGTACTAGAAAGAAATTCCATTTGATTTTCAGTAAATTCAACTCTCATTGTTTGTCCTCCTTATGAATCTTGCTGTAGTAGCAATTTTCCAAATACCTGTTCTACCAGTATGTAATTTTACTAATTTGTTAGCTACTCTACCAACATCAGAATAAACAGTATCGTATTTAAAATGCTTACGAACATATTTAATCAGCCCACCTTTAGTCATAACTGACTTATGTGTAATGATATCACATAACATATCAAAAACTATTTCTTCTGTTCTCTTTCTATTCAATAAGACTTTTTGATCTTTTTTATTTTCTCTATCAGATTTACAATCGCTACATTGACATCTATATCCTAACTCTAAATCAACACTAGTAGGTATAAAATGTGCCTTACGATCATATTTTTTTGTAGACTTATTTTTTTTCAAGATATCTGGTATCTTTATATTATCTAAACTAATCATTGTTTATCCTCCCATTGTTGATATTGATAAGCTAGTAATAGAATTAATACTACCAGCCCTCCAAAGAAAGCTGGTAGTAAAAAGTAATATAATAAAGTTTCCATTAGTATTTTTCCTCCAATGTTTGTAAATCATTTCTTGATATATCAAGATCGTAGCCACCATTGAAAAAATCAAAATATGTATAATATTTTGATGGATAATGTTGCTTTACAATCCGATGAATTTTTTTTGGACTATACATAGTAGATACTGCAACAACATCAACTCTATTATGTTCTCTTAATGTTACAACCTCAAACAAAACATAAAGTTCGTCTGTGTTCCAAGTTTCAGCAGTCTCGGGATTAATGTAATTACCATATTTACCCATAGAGTTATTTGCTTCAGATACTTGTTTTATAAATTTATTCATTTTATTTTCCCTTTCGTTAATTGTTATTAACAATATAATGAAATTATTAACAAAGTAAAAGAAAAAAAGATAAAATAATTAAATTTTTTTTTCTCATGGGTTTTGTACCCTATATGTTCTCTAAATATACCCTCATTTTGGGCAAATTTGAGCGATTAAAGGCTATTTAGGGTATAACTTTCCACCACCAAACATATCGGCTATTTCCCTTATTTTTGGCTCGTTTTTAAGTATTTGGGCTATTTGCTCCCCAGAATACACAGGACTGGTTACATTAGAGTTCTTATTTTGCCATATTTTGTCTTTGATTTTAGCATTAAACTCCTGAATATCGGCTAGTGGTATTTGATAGACTGAGAACTTTCCATTTTTGCCATTGTATTCTTTGTAAGGATATTTTGATGCGAACTTCTCATTTATATACAATAGACCCTCCCAAAGTCGAGTTCCGTCTTTTCTGCGGTAGTTGCAGAATAAATTAAGATTATATTTTTTGATCCTCCAAGTAGCTATACCAATCAATCGACCACCATGCCCATTCCAGATTGGATAATCAATGCCATATTTTTTCGTAGTTTTCATCATATCCCGGCTTTTAACTCCTCTCGTTTGGTTGAATTGTACGACCTCAATAAATCAATGTGTATTCTATGAGCCTCTAATATAGCCCAAGATTTCCCAGCATCTTGTTCAGCTTTGTCGATTTTCTCATCTAACTCAGAAATAGCATCATCGGCTTTTGCTTTCATCTCAGCATCTTTTTGAGTTGCTGATAGTCTATGATATAAATATTTTTTAGCTTTGAGACGATCTCTTTGTCTCATCAAAGAGTCTACTCCAGCCTTATCAAGTCTTGCTTGTTCACTTAGTTTCTCAGTTTGTGATCTAAGTTTATTTATTTCTTCAATACTATTCATAACTGGCGAGGGTGGGGGTTTGTTGATTGTTTCAGGGAGTTGTGTCCCACCCTCATAATGTTAGTACCCTTCTTGAGTCAAAGTAATATTGATATGCGTTGCAATATCTTTCTTTAAGCTAGTGTCAAGTGATACTAAGTTTTCGTGAGCATTTACTATCTTAAAAACATCTCCATAATTACTCACAAGTTCTTTGATACGAGCAATCTTTCTATCTTGTTTAGAAGATGGTTTTTGTTGCTCCTGATGTTCTTGTTCCATGATCTCCTCAACTGCCTCATCTGATAATTCATCAACTGCTTGATTAAAAGATTTTTCAGCATCAGATATTTCTTCATTGTCAGGTAATGAGATTGTTTCAACTGAAGCTCTATCAAATTCAAGATATCCGTTTTTGTTGCTCCAATTAAACTCAATAACTGCACCCTCAACAACCCATTTTGGTGTAGGCTTTTTGTTGAACCACCAAGTAGCAGTTAAGGTTTTAAATTTATCATTCCATGTTTTTAACTGTTTTAATTCATCAGTTAAAGAGTCAGGTTTCATCGCAAAACCTATACCCTTGTCGTTTGCATTAAAGACTTTTGTGATCTCGCACTTAATCGTTTGCATTTTGCTCTCCTTTCCAAAGAGTTATTATTTGTTGTTTAAAGTTAGCATCACTATAATAGTAATGATTAGTATCTGGATAAGGAAACATATCTATCCAATCTTGCTTAGTTTGACAAAAATTGTCAATTCTTTCAATCCAAGACATATTAGATTTCATTATTTCCCAGCCCTCCGCTAATTCCTTTTGTGATATTTCATAATACTCACATTTTTTGTTTGTTCCATATAAAAGAGCAAATCTTCTTTTTTTACCTGATAATCCCCAATAGAATGATTGTTGTCTTATCCAATTAGTATTTGGAATATTATAATTTGGCATTTTGCTTGGAGCTTTGATGTCTACTGTTACATCATTAAAAGTAAAATCTGCTAAACCATAACAATTAAATAATCCATAAGTACCATGAAAAGTTTCTTGAAATTTTTTAATTCTTTTAAGTTGCCTTTGTTCTAATTCTTTGCCCATAAGTGAAGCGGCATCAGAACACCATTGATAATACTTAGGGTCTTTACCCTTTAACTTATCCCATTTCATATCAACATATTTTCTAAGATCCGTTTGATTTGGTGATCTATGTAAAATAAATCTGACAGCCGCTTCAACACAGTTACCTCTAACCATGTTATCATTTTGGGGTGATTTGATCCCAAATATTCTCTTTGCTAATTCTTTTTGGGGAGCATCAACAAATCCATTAATTGAACTTGGTGAATGTCTATAGCCAATTGATTGTAAAACCGACACTTAATAATCCTCCAATTATTATAATTGATAATATAGTCTTTCCATATTTTGTAAAATATGAATTGTTATTTTTTTTCATAAACTATTTTCGTCATAAGGCATTTTCATTTCTAAATACAACCCTTGTTCTCCATAAACAACATCGTAAGGTAATTTAGCGGTCTTCTTTCTTACCCTTTCTAATGCTTGTTCATCAAAACTATCTAAAATGTTACCTAAAAAACTATTATGCAAAGCATGTACTTCTCGCCTAGTAAGTTTTATTTCTGCAATTTCAACATATCCAGTCGGCATCAAATCCCTCCCATTCATCATCAGTACATTCAAAACATATAT